AATGTAGTTGTTGGAACATAAGCTGTTGTTCCTCTTGTGTTTGTCACAGTAGTTGTCGTAGTGCCACGACTTGATGATTCTGAAACGATAGGTGTTCCAGCAACTTGACTTACAATAGTTGGTGTAGGATTGCCTGCAGATGCACCTTCTGCTGGTGTTGCTAGTGTTGTGAATCCAGCTGAGCTTGGTATTGTACATGATGCAACAGCAATCGTTGTGTCAGCACATGGACCAGCATAAATGCCAAGTTGTACAGAACTACCATTGCTTACATGATTACCAGACACTTCAAATGTAATCGTGTATGTTGTGCCTGCCAGTAGGCTGATTCCTTGATAGATACCGTCAAATGTTCCGACAGCTCCATCATACCAAACACCGCCATGTGATCCGCCGATGTCGTTCCAAGTGCCAGCAGCTGCTGGATACGTGCCATTTTGATACCACACGCCCCAGTTTGTTGGTGCTTGAATTGTTCCCGGTCCATTACTTGTGGTGATGTTGATTGCACCACCAGTTGTGAATGCTCCGTTTGTCAATAGATTTACGGTAGATCCTGATTCTGTTAACGACACGTTGTCGAATGTCCAGAATGCAGGATCTTGTCTGAACGCAAAACCGACGTAGTTTGTTCCTGAGATATTTGGTGTAAACGAGTACGAATAGGTCTGCCAGGTATTCGGTGTATTATTTGTAACCGTACCAATATATCCCGAAGGAAGAACTTGTGCTAGTGCAATGGTTGTAGTTAATAGAGTGACAAAAAGTAGAAGGCTATTCAGTATCCTTCTTGTTTTTGTTTGCATATGTTTCCCTCATCATTAGAACGATGTTGATTTTTTGATTAAGTCTAATCAAATCATTGTCCAACATTCTAACGCGGTCGATCAATGCAATCAGGACTGTGTTTGCTTCAGATAACACAGGTTTGATTTCTGCCGTGGCCCATTTCCATACGTAGAAAATGAGATAACCCATACCGCCAGCAGCAACGATAGGGAATCCGTATTTGTTGATTAGTTGTACAAGATCCATGTTCAGTCCTTTCTTGCGTCGTTTTTGCCGTCAGCTCTTGCGAGTCTATCGGTGTCGGGTCTGACATGAAGTGCTGTAGAGATCAAAGTGTCAATTCTCACGATGTCATGGTTCATAGTCTTGACGCGATTGTCAAGAGCCATAATAATTCCACTCAATCCTTTTACTGAACTTTGAACGCCGGCTAAGATAAATTTAAGCGTAAGAAAAACAAAGTATCCGCCTGCTATAGAAGATGCAATTGGAAATCCAACTTCCGCCACCAGCTTGAAGAATTCTGCTTCCATGGTATACTCCCATAATTAGCGGTGACGAGAGTATTTAGTAAAGATTACTTCTTCCACTCTTTAGGTTTGTTGAAATTGGCTCTTGAGAATTCTCCACGATCAACCATTTTGATAATTCTACCTTTGTGTTGAACAACATATCCTTCAGGATGTGTTTCTTTATCTTCTATGCTTTGACGCATAGGGTTTTCAGAGCCGTGGGCTTTATTCAATCCGGCAACAAGAATATTCTTTGCTGATTGAATATGATGATGAATCTGTAATGCTTTTGCAAATTCCTTTTCATGCGTATCGTGATGAGCAAAAGCTGCATTCATTTTTTCTGTTGCGCGAGCCTTACCTTTTTCAGATTTTAGCTTATCAACTTCTTTTTGCATACGACTTTGTATATGCTGACGAAGTCCCGCTGTCGTTGGCTTTTCACCTGTTCTTACAGTTTGATTGATGTATGTTGAGATATGTTCATCGTGTTTACCGACCACGTCATGATGAATATCGCTCAAACCATCGTGGATTTTCTGTGCCTTCGTAAGATGATTGTGAACCTTCATACTATCTTCTGGGCTTATGTGACCACCAGAGCCCAGTTTAGCTTCTGGTGAAACTAGATGCACATCGTTGTGTTGTCTAAAAGAAGAATTGCGAAGTGGAGAAGCCTGAAGTGTGCTTGGATTATCTGGATCTCCATGAATCTGTGTATGGACAGCAAATCCTATTTTTGAAGCAGCTGCTTTTTTACCTTCTGGCGTATTTTTATCCACATGATATTTGATCGTGTTTGGTCTAAAGGTAATATCTTTACCTTCTTCTTTTCTTTCGTTGCCATCATGCATGAAGTCTCCTTGATATACACCTTTCTTTGGTGTTACTTTAGGAAGATGTTCAAGTGCGGCGTGCATCTTTTGTGCAAGACCCGGAGAATGACCAAAGTGTTTATCTATTTCATCATGTGTTGTTGCAAGTCTTGGTGTTGCTCCATATGCGGAGTGTTTTGTTGCAACAAAGAATTTACCTGTTTTTGGATGATGTCCAAAAACAACTGCTGGTGCGCCGTCTAGTTTTGTCGATATATGTGTGTCGCCATGATCGCCAGTTCTTAGTGCATGATGAATTGCATTTAAAGATAATACTGAGTGTTCAAATCCAGCGCGATCACGAATGGCATTATCCTCGGGATGTTCCTGATGTTTTGCAGAAGCAATGCCTTCGGCGGCTTCATTGATAAGTGAATATGATTTGAAACTTAGCATTTTTTATTTTTCCTAATTATTATCTATCTTTTTACTATAACAACATTTTTATTGATTCTTTTTTTGTATGCTGCTAATATACGAATTCCAGGATATTCTTTGATACTTTTTCTTGTTTTATCATTACGAATTAAAAAATAAACATCTTTATCATCTTTAACATCACTCATTTTAGTAATAATGTTTGAACAGTAAATAGTTAAAGTGTCACCTACAAAATTAAAATCTTTTGATGTAAATGTTTTTGTTACGACACTTCCATTTGGTAGTAAATCTGAACCAAAAACAACATCTCTTTTTTCTTTTTCTGTTGCTTCAACTGCAATATTAGGTTCAATTGTAAAATATGAACCTTGATCGATTAGTTGAGTTTTCTTTTCTTTAATTGCTCTATCTATTATTTTTTTAGCTTCTTCACTAAAATATGAATCCGCTGATTCCCAAGTTTCAGCATCATCTTTTTTAATTGATATTGGATATATTTTATTTTTATTATCTATCAATCTAATATCTGCTTTTTTTCTACCAGATGTATCACCACCAACTTGTTCTGCTTTTTTACATGATATGATAGTGAATTTTTTATTATTTGCTTTGAATATAACATTTATAGGACCAGTCTTAACATATTGATTAATTGTATCAACTACAAATGCTTCATTACCAACACCAGCAGAAGCTTTACCTTGTTTGCCTGCAGGTTTTGCTAATATTAAAATTGATCCTATTTTGACTCTACCTATAGAAGATTCACTAGATGGTTTTGTATCATAATTAGCCCCTTTTATTTTTTTCTCTACATTTTCTAAAACTTTAACTCTATTTTCAGTAGTAAGAATTGCAATTTTAGTTGATGATATTTTTTTTAAATCATCATAACCTAAAGAAATTAAAAGATTACTAATAGTATTATAATCGTATTTTATTGTCATGTCTTTATCTTGAAACTTCTTCCCAGTCCATTGATGCAAGGATATCTCCACCGTTCGTACTTCCAGCAGCAACAAGCGTCAATTCAAATGGAGTACTTGTGAACGAATTGCGCTCCAACTGAAACTTGAACAATGCTTCCTTCAAAATGTCTGTTGCAATAGTAGCTTGTGCAGAAGCCGCAGTATATCCTGAGGCTAAAATTCTACCGCCACTAAAACTTGTTCCTGTTATATTATATTCGACGGCACTACTAGCTCCAGCACTTACCCAAGTTCCGCCGGTAGTAGTTCCGTTGGCAATAACTTGCCAATTATAATTGCAGTTATTCGTGATACCCATAATAGAAAGTGCTGTCAAAATGACAATCGCGTCCAATCTATTAGGGGATGCTTTTAATCGTATGGAAATTACAGGATAATAAGTTCCTGCTGTTGGTAGATCCCTTGGAGCCGTTATCGGAATAGAAACTGCTTGCTGTGCTCCGCGAAGTTCATACCCACCTTCACATATTGCAGAAGAACAAACCTGTTTCATTACACTTGAATTAGCAGTAGCGCCGTTATTGTTCTTTATTTCCAATCTAAACGGAAGTGATGCTGTTGTCATATATGTGGATGCTATGAGATTTGAATGATGAAATGAATGACAATGAATAAATCTACCATCAATGACAAACCCACATCGTACAGTTCCAAGCCCAAGCCATTCGATGTCAGTGAACATGATTTGCGCTTTAGTTATGTCTAACGTTATTTTAGATGGACTCGACGTTACATTACCTAGAAGTGTATCAATATTCCAATCAGCTTGTGCAACTCGCGTCTCGCCTAGTGTTCCGCTAACATAATTTCTTTCTACAAAATATAGATTAGATCCGTCAAGTTCTAGATATATTCCGTTGTTTTCACCAAAATAACCAACTCTCTGACGCAAATTTGTTTGTGCAGGATTAAAGACAAACGTGTTTAGAAGCTGAAGGGACTTGCCTGGCTGATATGAAAATACTTTCGTCGTTTCACGAATAATTTCAGCATTCGCAGTCGTAGGCAAAGCCAAATTGATTAGACCCGCATTTCCGTCAAACGTAACTGTAGTTTCGCTAGAGTTTGATGTCGCCCATAGTCCATTGTCATTGTATCTATGAGATGAGTCGAATAGTGTTAGTGGAGTAGAGACTCTTGAACGACCAAATGCATCTACTGCCATTCCCGACGGATTGCCACCCGGTATGACATTTCCATACATATCTGTCGTCAAATTCACTTCGTATATTGTCTTATTCGCACCCCAAAATTCGTGCGTATCAATTCTATATTGAGTCATCCATATCTCCAAGATTACTCAATATTTAGTCTTTCGTAGTAGCCAACTTATCTGCAACAGAATAAAACAACTGAGCCGTAGATTGATTTCCCATGAATTTGACATACATGCCTTGAACCACAGCTAGAAGAGAACCATTTATAGCCATGAACTCTTCGCGACTTTTAGCACGATTCAACATAACATGCGCTTCATCCATCGTGCTACGCATCAACTCTTCTAAGTTTTCCATTCAATACTCCCAAATTCTTATATGTCTTCTTTAGCAATCTTTTCATCACGGGATGATGGCTTTCAAATTGCTTCTTGTATATTTTCAATGTTTGAGAATTGTCCCACCCATATCTATGCACCTCAATAGCGATGTCATAAGAGTATGCATCGATTTCATCCCTCTCAGCCAAATATTGCCTCTCCTTGCTACCCGTTCGACACATTGAAAATGAATCGGTAGGCAGTTCGTCTCTCTTCAAGTATTGCTGATGATGTATGTACTCATGCTGTATCGTTTGTGCAAGATAAAACCTAAACTGATCTGGATCTTCTATGTTAATCATTCCCTTGCTTTTCTTTGGAATAATCAATAGTATTTCTATCTTTTGCAGCTCCTCAATATAGAATCCTGCAATAGTGTAATCTTCATTATCCAGATTACTAGCTCTTTCAATATTGAATTTTACGTTATCGAACAACTTTGATACTCTCTTCTTCAACTCAATGGCTTTTGTCGCACCCTTTGGTATGTCTATGCCATTGAGAAGAAGAATGAGAGTATTGAAGATGAACATGTTATGTTACAAAAAAGCGAGGCGTGAATCCGTCAAAGCCTCCACCGGACATTAGATGCATGAGCATTGAAATTGCATCGTCTTCAAATATGAATTTTGCAATTGTCTGCTCGGTTTGCGTCTCAATTACATTCCATGTAAACGTATCGTTGTTATGCTGAACAAGTTCATAATAGTAATTTTCAATTGCCATATTACACCTTCAATCCTGAGTTTTTGAATTTGCTTTTATCAAATGAAGAATTCATTAGCTTGCTTGCAGTAGCATCATCGATTCCTTTCCGTTGTCCCGAATCTTGAATATCATCTTGTGCAGATTGTTCAACATCATACAAACGCATCTTTGCACGATCAATCCCCAAGACAAATCTCTTGTTTGCTGTCGGATCATTATATCGATTCTTCAATTGCTTGACCATGATCTGGTTCAATGCTTCCAACTCTTCAGTAGAAATCAAAGCTGCCATGAAGTCTGCTGTCGCGGGAAGACCAAACGATTCCGAAGTATCAGTCAACTCTACATCCGTGCTAGCAAAGCCAGACCTGGTTGTCTGCGTAGCCGATACAATAGGAACCTTGAACTCGACTGCCAGACCACGAAGTTCTTCGGCAATCGCCTTGATATAGGTATACGAATTGATATTTGATCCGGGTTTCACTCTAGCTGAACAGCAAATATTCAAGTAGTCGATGAATATTATATCTGGACGAAAACTCTTCTTCAGCATCAACTCATTCAACAATGTTCTGAAATGAGTGGTGGAAGCAAGAGCAGTTGGATATTCCTTGATGATCAACTTACCAACTGTACTACGACGAACCTTTTCGACCTTCTTGTCATAGACATCTTTTGGAAGAGAGGATAGGTCATCAAGAGTTACGTTGAGTAGATTTGCATCAATACGTTCCGCAATCTTCTCTTCAGCCATTTCCATGGTGACATATAGAACATTGTATCCCTGAACCAGACACGCTGATGCGACATGGCACATGAACAACGATTTACCGACACCAGTACCAGCAAGAAAGATGTTTAGAGTCTTTGCTGGTAGACCGCCCTTCGTGATCTTGTTCATGAAATCAAGATCAAACGGAATCTTCTTCTCGGTCTTGTGATAGAAGTCATATCGTGCATCCGAGTCATTCAAATAATCATGACCGACATGACTATCAAAGCTGACTGCGAGTGCATCGGAAAGAATTCGAGGAATGGCACCCTTGTCTTTTGTAGACTTGGAGTTTTGACCATCCT